GTGAGCGAGAAGAATGGTCGGCAGACGCTGAACGTGGACCTGGGCGAGCTGCGCCCGCTGCTTGATGCTGCTGCGAAGAATCAGGGGAAGCGGCCGGCGGCGCTGGTGCGTGATGCGGTGGCGCAGGCGTTGGCAGTGCCGGCGGCGCCGTCCACACGGGCCTCACCGCGGCGCAGGGGAAGGCGCTGGTTGACGGCGACCTTCCGCCTGTCGGCCGACGAAGCGGATGCGCTGGAGGCTGGGGCGCTGGCCGAAGGCGTATCGAAGGCCGAGCACGTTGGGCGGCTGGCGCTGGCGTTTGACGCGGGCGTCACGCGGCTGCAGGTGCTGGATGCGCTGCACGGGCTGGGTGAGCGGCTGCAGGCGCTGGAATTGGTGCTGCAGCAGCGCCAGCCGGGGCAGGGCACCGTGGCTGCACTGCGCGAGGTCCGGGCGCAGTCGAGGCGGGTATCGGGGATGGTTGAGGCGGTGAGCGCCACGCGGCGCACGGGAGCAAGGCGATGAACTTCGAATTCGACATGAGCAAGGGCGAGCGCGTGGTCGTTGCAGCTGATGGCTGTGTGGTCCCTGAGCAGATGCTGGAGGCTGCAGCCAAGGCCGCGGGCTTCAAGAAAACGGCGTTCGACAGTGAAGGCGGGTTCTTCGTCAGCGACAACGCCAACATGAACCCGGAGTTCGCGGCGTGGGGGCGATGGAACGTACACACCGACGACGGCGCCAGCCGTCGCCTGGAGACTGCGCTGAAGATCAGCGTCACGCAGGGCGGCATCGCGGTCTATACGGCAACCCCTTGCGGCATGAGCTTCATGGAGAGCGTCGAAGGCGACCGTGGCGCGGCCACTCGGCTTGCTGTGCTGCGTGCGGCGGCGGCCATGGGTGGCTACCGTGAGCCGGTCGGAGACTGATGCCGCGCTGGCCGCCTGGTACGAGCGGCTGTTCTACCCGCGGGCCAAGCGCGGCAAGGCGGCCGAAGACCCGAATCTGCCGAAGCCAAAGGCCAGCCCGGCAGAGATTCGCGCCCACATCAAGCGTGTGGTGCGCGGCACGCCTGCGGCGGTGGTGAAGATCACAGGCACGCCCACGGGTATGCGTGGCATCCGGGCGCACCTGCGATACATCACCGAGCGCGGCGAGGCGCTCCACGATGAACTGGGCCGGGAGTACCGAACACCCGACGAGGTACGGACCTTTGGCGACCACTTCCGCTATGCCGGCTCGCCTATCCCGCTGGACGGCGACCGGCGCGAGGCGTTCCAGATCGCACTGGACATACCCGCAGGCGACCCGGCAGCGGTGCAGGCTGCGGCGGTGGAGCTCGCCCAGCGCGAGTTTGACGGCCACCGCTGGGCTTGGGCCTTCCACAGCCACCAGGGGCACCCGCACGTTCACCTGATCGTGCGGGTGGAGGGCCGGCGCGGGCGGCGGCTGGACCCGCGCAAGGCTGATCTGCACCGCTGGCGCGAAGTGTTCGCGCAGGCGCTGCGCGCGCGCGGCGTGGCGGCCGACGCCACGCACCGGATGGTCCGCGGCACGGTACGAGATACGGAGCCGATCTACGTCACCCGCGCGCGCGCCGCCGGCACGCTGAAGCACGAGCACCCGCTGCACGGGAGGGTGACGGTCAAAGCAGCCTCGATGGAGCGCGCGGTGCGCGAGTGGGGCCATATCCACGCGGCGCTGGCCGCCTCGCCTGACGCCGCCGACCGGGCGCTGGCGCAGGAGGTGAGGGCGTTTGTGGAGCGCATGCCCATGGTTGAACACCTGGCGGGGCTGGAGCGGCAGCGCCAGCAGGTGGTGCAGCAATCCCAGGCGCACGGCCCGGACAGGTAGCGCCGCGCTACACACTCTGTAGCAAAGTAATGTGTAGCGCGGCGCTATTTTCGCCCTACATTAAACACATGGCGGCACGTTGCCGCCGGCTACCGGAGACACCTGATGCCTGACGCAACCGTAGTCCCAGCCGACCAGACGACTTGGCCTGGCACCACCTACTCGCTGACCTACGAGCAGTCTGAACAGCGCGTGGCCACGGCGCTGAAGGTGTTGGCACCGCTGGGCTTCGTGGACGGCAACGAGGAAGGTGAGAGCCCGGGGTTCGTGATGCTGCATATCGAGAACCTGCCCGGCATTTACAGGCCGAGCTTTGCCTTCAACGTGTCGGGCTATGCCACGCTGGCCGATGCGCTGGCATCGCTGATGCCGAAACTGGCCGAGCACTTCCGCGAGCAGGGCCGCGAGGAAATCCGCCAGGGCTTCCGCAATCTCATGCAGTGCGCAGTGCAGCCCGCGAAGCCCTCCCAGGCTTACCTGCACCAGCAGGCCGAGCAGCAGGAGCGCGAGGAACGCTACCTGGAGGACCGCATGCGGCGCATCGCGCGCGAGGAAGCGCGTAGGGACTGATCAACCAGGCGGCCCCGCGCCGCCTCACCGGAGAACCACGATGCCCACCATGACTCAGACAACCACCGGCTTTGACGCTGCCTGCACCGCGATCCGCGAGGGGCGTGCCACCCCCTGGGCACTTTGGGCGATCTTGACCAGCGAGCACGAACGCGACGGCTACGCCCTGAAGCCCGCCCCATGGGAAGGCCCTGGCGAGTACCAAGCCCTGGCCTACAGCGACGGGCGCATGGCCTTTGTCCGCCTGCCCGACTTCCAGCCTCTACCGAATGTCACGGGAGCCTCCGCATGAAGCTGACCCTTGACCTCCCCGACGACGAAGCCGCGGCGCTGGCGCTGCTGCTGCGCGCCCTGTCCCCGCCGACGATCCAGAGCCTGGGCCTGACGGTGCCTCAGACCGATAAGGCGCTTTCGGGAGTCGTGCGCCTGGGACACGCGCTGGTGCAGCCGGCCTGCGACGAACCGGCGCCAGTCAACTTGAAAGCGTCCACAGCGCTCGTGCATCGGGCCATGAGCCAACCGACGCTGTGGGCCGTGCGCGCGCGCGGTGGCGCTGAATTCGGCGGATGGATTGCGCTGAACACGCAGGCAGAACTGGAGCGGCATCTACAGGCGCTGCGCGAGAACCCGACCCTGTGGGAACTGCGCCAGTTCCGCGCGCTGCTGGATGACGGCCAGGAGCGCGGCAATGGCTGACCGCGCTGCCGTTGGCCTCGCACTGCGCGACGTGCGCGAGTCGGCCGGAATGACGCTGGTGCAGTTGGCCGAAATGCTGGGCATCACCAAGAGTTCGCTGTCTCGGGCAGAGCTTGGCGAGCGCGACATTGCACTTCAGGAATTCATGGCGCTGGAGGACGTGACGGGCGTCACCTACGCCGACTTTCGCACGCTGGTGGAGCACTTCGCCAAGGAGCGCCTCCATGGATGACATCGAATCCCTGGCCCGCCGGCTGTACGAGCATGGCACACGCTCGGCGCCGACCTGGGACCAGATCGGCCAAGGCACGCGCGGAGAGTGGCTGAAGATGGCCCAGCGCCACGCGGCCGGCGACACCGAATGGTGGTCAGTCGTGCCTCGCAAGCCGGTAGAACCGCAGGGGTCACTTTTCTGATGAACAAAGAACGTAAGCCGTTGCGTGGGCGCCCAAGCCTGCCAGCCGAGAAGCGGCGCGAGTCGGTGCCGGCGCGGCTTCGCAAAGAACTGCACGAGCGGTTCAAGGCGCTGGGCGGCGCTGATTGGATGGAGCCGCTGCTGGACGCGGATGTGGAGCCGGCCACCTGGAAAGTGCTGCTGGCGCTGCCGGCCGACGAACTGCGCCAGCGGCTGGAGCGCATGGTTGATGACGTGAAGGAGTCGAAGGCGTGAGGACGAAGGCAATCGGTGGCCCACTGCACGGCCAGAGCGTTTTCCTGAAGGGCCAGAAGCAGACGCACGAGCACGACGCTGTGTTGTACGTGACGCGCATGTGGGAGGGGGCCGACCGCCGGCTTGTGCCCGTGCTGGTACTGGCCGACTTGGATATAGGCGAAGCCTTCTCCCAAGCGATGCAGGTGATGGGCGGGAGCGTCACCTAACCCGTTGAGGCGCCTGGGAAACCAGCGCCAGCAGTGCCGATTCCCAGGAATCGACTGCAGGAAATGCCACACAGATTATTGGCGTTAAGTGAGTACCAAATCCATGAAACACACTGACCTGATAGAGCGCGCCAAGACCGACAACGGCGCGGCGCTGGAGCTCGCGGCCAAGCTGCGACTGGACATGTGCTGGAACCAGAACGAGGACCCTTGGGAGTTCAATGCCTGGCCGCAGGGCGGCGGCATGGGCAGCAACGCGGCTCCCGCCGACCACGGCGACGACAACGCGGCGGCAATGCGCAGCGCAATCGTGGAAGCAGCCGAACGTGCTGGAGCCGCAGCATGAGCACCACCACCAACACCGCGCCCGCGCTGCTGACGGATGAGCGCCTGATCGCGTGCATCAGGTCCGCTGCTGGGCCTGCTGTGCCGATGGGCCTGCTGCGTGACCGCGGCCCCTACGAAGTCACCGAGCCGACCTTGTTCGCCCGCAACCTCGCCTCCCTCATCGAGCGCGAAGTGCGCGCAGCCCTGGCCCAGCAGCAGCCCGCCGCCAGCGGGGCGCAGCCGGACGAGCGCTCAGCTTTCGAGGACTGGGCGATCCGCGCAGGGTTCGCCTTCCGCGACGAGCAGCACGGCATCTACTCGCCGGCCGGTGGGCTGGCTCATGCCTGGGAGGCGTGGCAGGCCCGCGCAGCCCTGGCCGCCGCTCCAGCAGCAGCGCCCTTCGGCTACATGGATCAGCGCACGCTGGACAGCATGAGCAAGCTGTCGCCTCGCGGCTATGTGATGCCGGTTATCACGCGCTCAGCATTCGACGACTGCACTGTGCCCGTCTATGCCGGCGCCGCTCCAGCAGCGGCGCAGCCATGGATTTCGGTGAGCGAGCGGCTGCCGGTGCTCAAGCGCGCCGAGCGGACGTACCTGATCTGGAGCGAACGCTGGTCGCATCCGGTGCAGGCGCGTTTCATGGACGACCAGTGGTGGTTTGCCGGCGAGCAGGTCTACCCGACGCACTGGATGCCGACGCCCGCCGCTCCTGGCGCTGCGGCGCCGGCCGGGGAGCAGCAGCCGTGAGCGGCGTTCGTGCAGCACGGGCGCTGCTCGCCCTGGATGCCGGCTTGGCCGAGTGCGTGGAGCTACTGACCGCGCGAGTGCGCCCCAGCAGCCTTGAATGGCGCCCGGCGGTGCTTGCGCTGGTGCGTGAGCGCGTGATGGGTACATGGACGCTGACGCTGGCAGCAGAGGCGGCGGGCGCAACGGAGCAGCAAGTCGTCGCGGCGCTGCTGTACCTAGAGCCGCTGCGCATCGGCTCCAACTGCGTTTGCCGCGGAGAGGCCGAGATGCTGTTCGCCGAGCGCGGCTGACGCGATTTGCTAATCCAGATTCTTTTCCTTATTTGGATTATCTGCACAGCCGGGGAGCATGGATGAGCATCGAACAAATTCTGGCCGTCATACGTGGCGTGGCGTCGCTTGCGGCGCGCTACGAAGTCAACGGCGAGCCCACGCCTTTCGGCAGGGGCTTCTCGGTCGCGTGCGGAGAAATTGAGTGGCGCATGCGCGAGCATGTCGGCGCCACCGTGGCTCAGCCCGGCCCAACACATGCAGAAATGATTGCATCCATAGAGTCGATCAAGACCGCACCGGCCCTGCTCGCTGCCATATCTGCTTCTGCCGGCGCTACGGCTGCGCATCCAGGCCCGCAAGCGACCATTGCAGCCATTCATTGCCGCCTTCAGCACGGAGGTGCGTTGTCCGAAGCTACTCGCCTTGCACTGACTGAGGCATGCGAGGCAGCGGTGCCGGAGCTCAAGGCGCTGCGCGCCAAGGGCACTGGAGGTGCAGCGTGATGCGCCCGTGGACGTGCGTGCTGCCGCTATTCATCGTGCGCTGGCTGGCGCTGCGGCACGGAGAACGTCTTCATGTGGGCGGGAGAACGGTAGTCCTTGGGCCGCCGGGCGTGCTGTTCACCGTGCCTGCCGACGCCCCGTCGTGCAAACTGGATGTGTACGTGATGGCTCCGAGAATTGACCCACGGCGGCGCAACTGGCATTTGATCAATATGGCGATGCGCGAGCATGAGAAAGTGCATCCCAATCCTGACTCGGGAGTTGATCGTGGCTAGGTCAGCCTGGGGCCACACGTCGCGCCATTGCCGGTACTGCGGCAAGGTCGGGCCGCGCACGCGGGTGATGCTCGGGTGGACCTGCTGACCATAAAGCGCAGCGCCGGGGAGGCCGAGTACGGCCAGCCGCTGCCGGCGCTCAACGCCTACATTGACGCCGAGCTGGCGCGGCTGGCCGCAGTCAGCCCGCCCCTTCCGAGAGACACCGACTTCTCGGTGCTGGATAGGCTGCTGTTCGGGACCATCGTTTGACATTGGCCGCGGCGATGCGCGCGCAGTGCTCGCGCACCAGCCGGCGCGCGTCCGGCTTGCTGGCGAACCAGGCGAACAGCGGGTAGCAGTCGTCTTGCGCCAGCGCGGGCGGCGGCCAGCCGGTCATGGTCAATCGCCTTCCTTGGAAGCGGTGATCGTCACCAGCGGTGGCGCCTGCCACCCCACCTTGAGCATCCACTTCAGCAAGTCCTCAATTGCTGCCATGGCGTATCCGCTCTCGCTGTCCTCGTTGTCGGGATCATCGAAGCCGTAGTCGCGCAGCAACTCGCGCGCCTTCATCGCGGGCGGCATCACGCCCTTGCCCAGCAGTTCCCGGGTGCCGTCCGGCCGCTTGCCGAAGATCTCGCACAGGTCTGCCTCGTCCAACGCGGTAGGCCTTGGCTGCTCGGCGTTCCTGTCGGCTGCGAAGCGGTGATAGGCGGCGCTCGGGTTGCTGTCCAACAGGTCCAGCGCGGCCTGGCCGCCAAGGTCGCGCACGATGGTCTGCAGGGCGCCCTTGTAATCGCTGTCGTCGGCGAAGTAGAGCGCGGACACGGCCTCGCCCAATGCGTGTGCGGGGTTCATCAGGCGGTGGCCCCGTGGATCAATGGTTTGATGAGGCCCCACAGCCATGGCACGCCGTAGGCGAGCGCAAGGCCAATGAGGACGCCGACGACGATCAGGAACACCAACAGCCCCGTGAGGTCGATGTTGTAGTAGCCGCGCTGGCGGTGCTGCGGCCCGATGCCGCGTGGCCTGCGAAGCTGGCGCTGCAGCACCTCGCGCAGTCTCTCGTTCGGCTGGCCGAGTTTGCGAAATGGTGCAAGTTTGCGAAATTGCGAAAAATCGAAATTTCCGGGCATGTCAGCTCCCCAGCACTTCTTCGCCGACCGCATCCGAGTCGCTGGCACCAGGTGGAGGCGTATTGGGCTTTGGCTTGAGCATCAGGCCCTCGCGGTTGAGGCGGTCGAGCACGTCGCGGAAGCCGTCAGGCCCCACACCCTTGATCGCATCGAGCCGGTAGACGTCCAGCGCCAGCAGCTCGCGCAGCGTTTCCACGCCGGCCTTCTTCAGCGGCACGATGACGCGGTAGTCCCACCAGTCCAGCGAGATCAGCAGCCGGTCCAGGCGCCGGTCCTCTGTCTCGGCTGGCGTCGGCGCGGGCGCACTCGGCAGCGGCTGGCCAGGCTCGCGCGTCGGCTCGGCTCGCTGCTCAAGAATGGCATCGGCCCACTCGTAGCAGAGCATCGCCCACACAGCCAAGAATGCGCGCCGGGTGGTGGTGTCGGACAGGTTGACTTCGCCGTCGCCCCACACGGCATGAACCATGAGCAGTTCAACAGGCGCGCGCATGGCGAACTCGTCGCGCAGTGTGGAGGGGCTGATCGTGTCCATGTCTTATTCCCCCTGCTTGGGTTCGAACTCGGCCCGCAGTGCCTCGTATTGCCTGCGCCTGGCCGCTTTGCCACTCTCCAGATCCTTGGCGAGATTGGCAGCGCGCAGGTCTGTCAGCTCGCGATGGGTGGCGATGCCGGCGGCTACCAACGATGAGTCGCCATAGTCGAGAACGTCGAGCTTCGCGGGCCATATCCCAGCGTCACCGTCGTGGCCGTAGCTGACCTCCAGAGTCGTGAACGTGCCATCCGTGAACACGATCACGGACTGCTTTGTGTAGGAGCTTCCGGCGTCGATGAACTTGACAGTGCGACCAACGGCCTCGGTTGATGTGACCTCTTTCAGCATGGTTCTTCCTCTTCAGGTGAAAGCCGGCACTGGCGCAGCGCCGGATCGTTGCGTGGCACGCCGTTGGCGACGGCCATGCTGATGTAGCCGGCATGGAGCTCATGGCCGCCATCCGTGACGTCGAGCTTGAAGCGCCCGTTGTGCAGGCCCAGCCGCACGCCCAGGTTGTGCGCGGCGCCACGCAGCAGGAAGCCGGCGCAGGTGGCGGGCTTCTTGGAGCCGGATTCGTGGCAGCCGAATGTTTCCATCGCCATGTCGGCCGCGGTCCCTGCGCTGATGCGGAACGCCTCGGCCGGGAAGTCGCCTGTGTTGTCCACGCGCCAGGGGCAGCCGCCGCAGGGCTGGCGCCGGTAGCCGCCGCTGCCGCCTTCAACGCGTACCACCTGGTTGTTTTCATCAGCCGGCGTGACGCTGGTGATGCGTGCATTCATCGGCCTGCGCTCCTGATCGTTCGCTGCGCAAGCCTGTTGGCCGTGGCCTCGGAGATGGTGTCGGCGGTGCCGTTTTCGTCCACGGCCGATCCGAACTGACGCTTGTAGGCATCCCGGCCGGCATAGGTGGCTGCAGTGTGGCCGTCCGTTCCCTTGACCACCACGCGCACGGCGAGGCCGCGGGCAATCAGGTCGTCGCGCCCGGCTTTGCTGGGCACGTCGCCGTCCCACAGCGGGCCTTTCTCGACCAGGGCCACCAGCGTGTCGATCTCAGCTCCGGTCAGCGGGATCATGCCGGCTCCTTCGCGGCAGGCCACTGCTGGGCGGCGTGGCGCTGGCCCGCCTCAGTGAGCCGCAGCTTCCCGCCATCGCCGCAGACCAGCCCGAGTGCTGTCAGGATCACGATGGAGCAGGCGCCGCTGGCCGAGGTCAGTTCCACGTCGCGCCCTGAAGGGCTGGGATCATGGGCCAGGAGTTGCCCGCGCCCGTTGACACGGCAGGGGCCGTTGCGGTGCAGCTCGGCCAGCACTCGATGCTGGTTCGTTGTCAGCTTCATTGGATGGTCCTCAGAAAAGCTCGGCGGTGCCGGACTTCGCGCGGCGCGTGCGCCATGCGTTCTTGGCGTGCAGCGGCGCGTCGAACGCCAGGTGGTGGCGCTGGCACGCTACTTTCAGGTTCTCGGGCCGGCAGTCGCTGGGGTCGTGGTTCAGGTGCATCGTGGTCAGCACGATGACGATGGGCTTGGGGCCTTCCTCGCTCTGCGGCCAATCCAGCTCGGCGGCGTACTGCTGCGCCTCTTTGTAGGTCCAGCGCTTCGTGCCGATCATGGGCAGCAGGCCGCGGCCGGCGTAGCCTTCGACGGGCTGCCACACCCAGATGCCGCGCTCCTGGCGCCAGTGCCCCACGGCGTACTGGCAAGCGCCGCAGCCCTCCCACTGGCAGCGCCAGCCGGCGCGCTCCTTGGCCGCGAGGCTGATGGCGTCCCAATCTGGCGGGTAGAGGGCTTTCTTGTCCTTTGTGATGGGCATGGCTTACCCCTTGGTCAGTTCATCGCCGGCCATGGCGATGATCGAAGCTATAGATGCAGATATGGCCTCGGGGCCGATCACTTGCCCGCCTGGCGCCTTGAAAGACACCTCTATGACGCCCCTGTGACCGTCAACGAATACCCGGCCACCTTTCCAGTTTGCGAAGACGCAGGCGCTGTTTATGTCGGCCACACGCACGACGTGGGTCACCATCGCTGGATTCAAGTCGATCCATTTCACGATGCGGCCGAAGCGCGGAATGCAGTCGTCGCACAGCTCGGAGCCGTGCTGGCGCTGCAGGAATCCAGACCCGCGGCAGCGAAGGCATCGGTACTCGATGCGGGCTTTCATGGAAGTTCCACCCACACGCCGCACTTGTTCGCCACCACGGCCCGGCACACGGCCTCGGGAAGCGTCAGGCCCATTTCGTTGCTGTGGTGGTGGCTGACGCGCGCGAGCCAGTGCTTCACGTTGACGGGTTCTCCGTCGAACACGCCGCCGGGATCGCGCGGCTCTACGCGCACGTCGTACTTCGTGATGAGCTCACCGACGCCAGATAGGTCCGTGGACGGGGCATAGCGGGGCGTGTCGTCCCCGCCGATGTAGCCGGCGAATCCTGTTCGATCCAGAACCCAGCAGTCGCCACGCACCGGGTGACGCATGACCTTCAGGCCCTCGGCAACGGCCATGGCCGTGTCCAGCATTGGGCCGGCTGGCAGATCGCTGACGCGGTGCTTCATAGTCAGCCCTTCACGCACACGACCTGCTTGAGCGTGTGAACCACATCCACCAGGTCGGCCTGCGCAGCCATCACGGCGTCTATGTCCTTGTACGCCTGGGGCGTCTCGTCCAGCACGTCGGCGTCCTTACGGCACTCCACGCCGGCGGTGGCCGCCTCGTGATCGGCCAGCGTGAATCGCTTGCGGGCCTCGTTGCGGCTCATCGCGCGGCCAGCGCCATGCGAGCAACTGCAGAAGCTCTCGCGGTTGCCCTTGCCGCGCACGATGAAACTGCGGGCGCCCATGCTGCCGGGGATGATCCCGAGCTGGCTTTCTTGCGCGGACACGGCGCCCTTGCGCGTCACCATCACGTCCGCGCCGAAGTGCTTCTCGCGCGAGACGTAGTTGTGGTGGCAGTTCACCGCAGAGCAGACGCATGCAAACGGCCTGTGAATCGCACTGGCCATGGCAGACAGGGCCGCTTCCATCATCAGCTCACGGTTAGCGGCGGCAAAGCGTTGCGCCCAATCGAGCGCCTTCCAGTAGTCGTTGAAAAGCTCAGAGCCCTCGGGGATGTAGGCCAGGTCGTCGTCGGGCAGGTTGATGAACCAGCGACGCATGTCCTTCTTCGCCAGCTCGATGAAGTGGCTGCCGATGGCGTTGCCGATCCCCCGCGATCCCGAGTGCAGCATGATCCAGACGCGCTGCTCTTCGTCCAGGCAGACCTCCACGAAGTGGTTGCCCGTGCCCAGGGTGCCGGCGTGCGAGGCCGCGCGCTGCGCCGCCTGCCGAATTGCCGGGTACTTGTCGCTGATCCAGCAAAGCTCGGACATGATCGGCTGCATCTTGACAAGCACGTCAGGAGGGGTTGTGCCCCAGGCGCCACGGTCCCCGGAGCGGCCGTTGTTCGTGCGGCCATGCGGGATGCGGGCCTCGATGGCGCTGCGCAGCCCGGCCAGGTTGTCGGGCAGATCGCTGGCGGTGAGCGTCGTGCGCTGGGCGATCATCCCGCAGCCGATGTCCACACCCACAGCGGCCGGGATGATGGCGCCCTTGGTCGGTATGACGCTGCCCACCGTGGCGCCTTTGCCGAGGTGAACGTCCGGCATCACAGCCATATGCTTGTGAATGAACGGCATGCCGGCGATGTTGAGCAGCTGCTTGCGCGCCTCGTCCTCGACCTGCACGCCGCGCGTCCATGCCTTGATCGGCACGCGGGCGCCTTCCATCACTTCATAGCTGTAGGTGGTCATCAGTTTTCCTTCTTCCGTTGCATAAAACTGGCCGGCTGTCCCATAAAACCGGCCCGGAACTGCATAAAACCGGGCGCGCGTTGCATAAACACGGGCTTCCGTCCCGCGAATCAGCCCGGCTGTCTCACCAGTACGCGTTCGGGTTCTTGTGGTCCGGGTACTGCTGCGCCAGCCACACAGCAGCCTGCTGGCGCATCGCATCGCGGACTTCGTAGCTGTCGCTTTGCGAAGCCGTGCCGAAGTCCTTCAAGGGCTTGCCGGCGTCCATCACAGACACGGTGGTCTGTCCCGCCTGCGGCGTGTCGTAACGGCTCTGGACGTAGTAGCGCGGCTCCAAGTTCATGTGCGCGCTGCGGTCGTAGAACGCAGCCTTGTAGAAGATCGACGCGCGCTTGCGGCCCTGATCGTCGTGCAGGTAGCTCCACATGGCGTGGTCGCTGGCGACCTTCTTCCAGCCCGGCGGCAGCGTGGCCTTCACGAACAGGTCGTCGGCGTCCTCACCGAACACGATGCCCAGCGCCTCAAGCTGCGCGCGCGTGGTGCCGTGTAGCAGTTCCTTGGGCAGCGTTTCGGATGCTACGAAGTCGCGCTGGCCGCGCGCCTCCTGGGCCTCGATGCCTCCGGGGGGGGAAGCCACTTTGAAGTTTTCCATGTCGCCCCTCAGAAGGGCGCCAAAGGCTGCAGGGTTCATCGGTCAGTCCTCGGGTTAGGCCGCGCGTCGGCGGCGGGTTGGTCATCGGTAATAGACAAGTGCGCTGAATCAGCACCACCACAGCACGACGCGCGTCTCGGGCGGTAGCGCCTCCACGAAGCACACCACCGCGTAGTCGATGCCGCCTTGGCCTTGAGCACCAAACAAATGGTGGGCCAGCCGGTGCGCCGGCATCCATGTCAGCGGCACGTGGTAGGCGTCAGTCTTGCGCTCGGTTTCGCCTTCGTCGTCCCACCAATACACGCCCTCGGGCAGTGGTATCGCCTCAGCCTTGATCCGGTCGAATGCTTCGTAGTCCTGCCAGAACAGCCGCAGGCGGTCGTAGGCGATGACAGGCTGGCCTGGCCGATGTTGATACTCGAACGCCAGGTACAGGTTTGCGCTCATGGGGCCCGACCCTTCATGACTTCGGCCACCTTGGCATCCATCTCCGCAGCGTCCAGAGCGAAGTCCAAGTTCTGCCAGGTTTCCCCAGGCAGAAGAAACCTGAGCCTATGAATCTCAGCTCTCCCGTCCGCGTGCAAATGGATTTCGGCCCTGAGCTTGTGAATGTTCTGGCACAGGAACTCGTAGCGAGCGCGCAGCGTCTCGTAGTCCAGCCGAGGCTGCGCCGGGGTCGTGACGCGCAGCAGCTCGTCCATCATCTCGGGGGCTTGGTTGGTGGTCATCAGAAAAGCTCCTTTTGTGGCGCCTCGGCCGCGTGCTTGGGGCACAGGTGTTCGTCGGGGCCGATCTGCTTGGCGTGCTCGCTGCAGATGGGCATGTCGCATGTCTTGCCTTCGTCGCCAACTGGCGCGTCGCACAGGAACGCCGACGCTTTGCAGCAGTGGTGGTACGTGGTGCCCAGGTGCTGCCACTCGAAAGGCGCCCTGCACGGTGCATCGTGCAGGCGCTTGCCGCCGATCTTGAAATGAACCAGGCCGAGGTTGGGCACCCGGTAGAAGGGCATCACTTCCCTCCGTTGCGGTCGCGCAGCCAGTTGGCCGCGAGCAGTGCGACGAGAAGGCCCAGCATCCACAGGCCGGTTTCAAGCCCGGTGTCCATGGGCGCCCCTTCGGCACTGATGCTGGATGCGAATGCGCAGCGCGAACAGACGGCCCTGCTTGAGCTTTGGACGGACCTTGCCGCCAACGTACAGCCGGCAGCCCCACACGTAGACGCTGGGCACCATCGGCTCCGTGCGAAGTCGGTGGACCGCCTGCCGCCGCAACACGATCCTGTCGTGCGTGTGGCTGCGCCTTGGGGTGTAGTCCTTCGGGGTGCGGTAGCCGCTGTGCCTGCCGCGTTTCTCCATGGCCCGCAGGCGCTTGTCCATCATCAGGGTTCTGGAATTGCTCATTCCTCGTCGTCCTCGTCGGTCTTCAAGAACAGCCACAGCACCAGCAGCGAAAGCGCTCCGACGAATAGCCAGTAGCCGGTCATGAACGAGCGGTGATCGCCGAAGCAGAGGCTGTAGTAGGTGTGGGTCAAGTCCGTTCCTTGCTTGCCCATACCAAGGCCTCGCGCTGCTGCTCCGGGGTGCCGTGCTTGAGCATCACAGCAGCAAGCTGGAGTTGCGTTTCCGGGTTGCTTGGAACGGGCATCTTGGTGACGGTCGGCGCCTCCGTCACCATAGTTCGGTCGCACGCGTACTTCAGCGCATCGGCGACCACGCCAGAGGGTTCATCGCCCTGCACGGTGGGCACCTGCTGGCGCTCGTCGTTGGCGTCGTAGAGGTCCACGTGCAGCTCGCCAGCTTTCACCTGCACCACGATCTGCCAGCCCTCGGGCAACTCACGCTTGGCCTGCTCCAGCCGGTATCCAAGCAGGCTGTCTCCTGGGCCAATCTGCGCAGAGGCTTGCTCATGCACATGGAACGCGGCCCTCATGAGGTCAACGATCTGACTGCAAGCCTGGTACTGCAAATGCGCGGGCAATGCCTTCGACACTGACGATGGGGACTCGCCGGCCTTGTTGTAAACGGCGTGCAGGAACGTCTCCAGCGTGTCGAACTTCATGCTTCGCCTTTCCGGCAGCACTCGGCCGGCAGCTTCGGGCAGGAGGCGCAGTCAGGCCCATCAGGCAGGGCGCGCAGCGGCTGCCAGGACACGGGGCGCACCTGATAGAAGCCGCTGCCGTCCGAGTAGGGCAGGAACCACCCGTCGAAGGATGGCTGTTCCTCACCGCCGCCGCAGGCGTAGTGCATGGGCTCCAGCAGCTTCCCGTCAGCCGCGCGCCCGCGCACATACGTGCAGTCCTGCGGCGCAGAGCTCAAGGCGTCCCAGCGCCCTGGGCGCCATTCCACGTCATCGCTCCAGTGCCGGCGGATGCGCCGGTAGGTGTTGATGGCGAACTTGAAGCCAGCCGCAGCGCGGCGAACAGCGCCGCGCTCCTGTCTGAAGCGCCAGCGCGAGAAGTAAGGCAGCTTCGTGTCGCCATCGAAGTCGCGGTCGATCTCGGTGAGCACCACCTCGTCGGCCACGTGCAGCGCCAGCGCGTACACCTGGGCGCCGCCTATGACGTAGATCACTGGCTCACGCAGATGCGTCAGGCGTGCAATGGCGAACTCCAGTGATGGAGCCAGTTCCTGCGCACCGCATTCCGCTGCAGCCGCAGCGTGTGCCTCTGTGCGCGTCAGCACCACGTTGCGCCGGCCCGGCAGCGGCCGGTGCTGCGCAGGCAGGCTCTCCCAGGTGCGCCAGCCCATCACCACCGCCGCGCCCATGGTGAGCTTGCGGAAGTGCTCCATGTCTTCGGGGAAGTGTCCCCAGGGCAGGGCACCCTTGTGGCCGATCACGCCGTTGCGGGCGACGGCGGCCACCAGCACGACGCGCGGGCGGCTCACTGCGCCACCTCGGGCGTGGCCGGCGCGACAGCGAACGAGGGATGCGGCGGCAACGGGCACCACACCGGCGGCGGCGTGGCAATGCCGTTTTCCACGGCCTGCGGCGGCAGTTCCTGGTGGTTCATCTGCGCGCACTCCCAGCGGCCGTAATTCCGCTTGCGGTACGGGCAGAAGGCGCAGGCAGTGATAGGGATGCAGCGGATCACGGCTTTGCTCCTTCGCTGCCCGTCTTTACACCTACCGGTATGGCGGCCTGTTCGCCGCGCAGCGGGCTGCCCAGCCCGTGCTGGCGCTGGCACTCCAGAGCCTTCCCGATCACTTCCGTGGCGTCCCGGCCGCCCCTGACCTTCGACGCGATCATGCGAATGAACATCGCCAGCTCGGCTACAAGCAGTGGCACGTCGCCGAAGCCCAGGCGCTGGTGAGCCTGCTGCGCAGCAGGCGTGCTCATGTCGGCCATGGACTCCAGCACCGCCAGCACGATGGCCGTGGCGTTGTCGCCTGTGCTGTCGTGGGCAAATGCGGTCAGCGCCTCGTCCACGCTGGCGAAGCCCACGAGCCGCTCGGCGTCGGCCCAGGTGGCGGGTATGACCGGCGCCGCGGCGGCAGCCGTGTTCACGGCGCTGACGAACTGCTGCAGCGTCGCGCCGAAATTCTCCTGGGCCTGCTGTGCGTTCTGCAGCCGGGATTCCCTGGCCTCCTGCAGCCGCAGCCGCGCCAGCTCGGCCACATCGCCTTCAGGAACCATTCGCATGCCTTCCGGCGCCCGGTAAACCGTGCGACTCTCCATGCCGGCGTCCAGCGCCAGCTTGTAGCCGTTGCAGGTGTCCATGAACGCCATGAACCGCTGTGCGTCCTCGGACTTGAGCGAAAAGGTCACCGGAGGCTTGCCGTCCTCAAGGTCGATGTTCATCACTGGCATGAGGTTTCCTCCGGGTTATCGGCCTTGGCCTTGGCTTCCAGCGCCGCTATGTCGTCGGCGCTGGTGATGCCGTAGTGCGGCATGAGCGCGCCGCCTGCGTGCCAGAGGCGCTCCCATGCTTCCTTCGTGATCCCGCCGCGCTGGCGCTGCGCCAGCAGCATGTAGACTGCCAGGAACAGCTCGCGTTGCTCCGCATCCACCTCGGTTTTCCTTTCCAACTCGGCACGAACAAGGCCAGTCAATTCCCCGATGGTCCCGGGTTTGCCGTAGGCCATGAATGACAAGTCAACCAGGGCATCTGTGGCGGTTTTGGGCTTATCGCAGGTAAACAAGGTGCCTCCGTTTTTGTAGCGCGGCGCTACATCATATAGAGAATCCTGTGGATAACGCTATTCCCGCAGGGTGGTTGTGTAACGCATCGAACTGCTGACCTCACGCCTTGCTGGTCAAATTTGTCAGCGCCTGCGTTACCGCAGCGGCAATGCGTTGCTCCATGTGCTTGCCCAGCGCCAGCGCAACACGCTGCTCCAGCATCTGCCCTATGTCGTGGTCCAGCCGCTGCTGCAGATTCGCCAGCAGTTCATCGCGCAGCTTGCCCAGGCGCTCGGGCGACAGGTCCATCCCTTCGGCTATGGCGCGTTTCAGCGCCTCGTCGGCTTCCGTCTGCAGGCTTTCCTTGACCTCTTGGCCTATGGTGATGCGCCGACCCTTTATCACGACCCCGGCGCGCGCTATGGCCTCGCTTGCAGCCTGCTCGACCTGCAGCCGGACGCTATTTTGGAAGTCGGGCAGGTTCAGGTCCTTCTGGACGAGCCGCTTCACGGCCTGGTCGATGACGGCGTTGCGCAGGGCCAATCGAGCTTCAGTGCCCTCAGGGAACAGGGCGGCCAGGGCGGTGTTGTCAAGGGATAGGTATATGGACATGGTGTGCAGATCGTTGTGTTGTCAGGCGGTGGTTAGGCAGTGGTCAGGCGGCCTCTTTGCGGCGGAACATCCATGGGCGTGTTTCCATGGTCGGGATAGTTTCGTTATCAACATATGGCTCCAGTGCGATGGAGTGGTCAGATACAGAAGGCCCCTCGAAGAACAGAACCACCGCACCGCGAGAGAAGAAAATGGAATGCACCTCGTCAGCCTTCATGGAGTAGCACTCGCCTGTGCTGTAGCAGTGGTCTGCGTGGACCCAGCGGCTGACCCCAAGAGGCTCTTTGGAGTAGTCGCCCATGGCCCCCTTGTAGGAGAGCGACGAAACGCAAAACTGATCTGCTGCCGGATGGTCCGCAGCGGCTCTACGCCACAGCCGGTTGCGCACGTTCCCGCGCAGCACCCAGCACTGGAAATCAAATCGGTGGCTGTGCGGCGTAATCGCCTCTTGGTGCTCGCGGCTGCAGTGAAAAAGCCGCACGGTGCCGCGCTCGCTGCGTCCCCCAATGAGGTAGCTGGTCAGGCCCGGGATAACGTAGTTGCTCACGGGAGAATGAGCCATGCTCATCAGCGAATCGACATCAAATAGGACCGAGTTCACGCTTCTTTCTCCTTTTGTGCGTTGTTCCAGGGTTCGGTGACCGTCCAGCCTGCAGCGCGCAGTTCTTCGACCACCTTGCGAACGTGCGGGCACACGTAGTGAGGGTTCAGCCTCCAGCGCCTGTAGCTGTACGTCACCTCGCCGCGGTCGGCGGGGGCCTTGAGCAGCCCGCGGATGCGTCGGCCGTCTGTGCCCAGCGCAGTGCGCAGTTCGGTCGTTGTCATGCCTTCCTCGCTGCTGCCGATGAGCGCCAGCACCCGGCGTGTCTCGCTCGTGCTGGCGCCGCTGGCCTGCAGCGCGGCCGGTATGCGGTTGATGGGTTTGTTCATGGGTCTCCTGATCTGCTGCTGGTCAGCCATGGGCGCTTATCCGTTAGTGATGGAATCGAGTTGTTTGGACAGCCAGGCTTTCTGCTGCCCGATGCCCATGCCGCGCATCGGCACGGTCACGTCAAGGCAGGCCGTCCAGCCCCGGTAGCACCGGCCGGCGAGCACCTCCAGCGGCTCGGCCAGCAGCCGCGCCGCGCCAAGCTGCGCCAGAACCAGCGCATTCCATGCGGCCAGTCGCTCGCGCGTGGCGTGCGCCAGCGTGTCGTCGTACGGCTGCAGCACCGTGTCCGGGGCCACCAGCCCGTGCTTGGCCGACAAGATGAACCAGCGGGCACCGCGCAACGCGGCCAGGGAGCGGGCCTTGCGGAACAGGTCGCCCTGGTAGAGCAGGCGGGCCTCGGCCGGGGCGGCCAGCTTGGCCTTGCTGCAGGCAACGAGGATCACCCGCTCCATCACAGCGTCCTCTGCGTCACGGGTACACATGCCAGTTCGGGCGGCACGACGAACCCGCTGGGGCGAACCTCTGCCGGAGCGACGGTCTTGATCGTCCAGGCTTCGCCGCAGGCGTGGCATTGGTAGTGGCGCGGCGGCAGGTCGATGCCGGCCGGCGACTTGGTGAACTCGTCCAGCGGCGCGTGGTGCCCGCACTTGCACTGGATGCCGAACCCATCGGCCACAGCCTTCAGGGCCGTGGGCTGCGCTGGCTGCATGAGCTTGTCCATGCGCTCGCGCAGGCGGGCGAACTTCAGCGAAACATCAGCCATGGATCACTCCTTAGGCCCGGCGGGCTTTTCCGCCCAGGCGATCACGCGGCCCTCCACCGGACGTCCATCGGCTGCCCAATGCCATCCATCGGCGTCGTGCCACGCATCGAACACTTCGGGCTGGCCCGCGACGGCCAGCAGCACGGTCTTGCAGGACTCGGGCAGGTGGTTGCGCCCGGCCATGCGGTGCCACACCACGGTTTCGTGCGCCGTGGCGCGGCCGATCTTGATGCGTGCCTTCGGCGCGGGTGCCGCCAGGTGGGCAAACTCCGCAGCACGCTCGGCCACCACGTACAGCCCCTTCTGGCGCGGCCCTTTCAGGTTCACCAGCTTCTTGTGCTTCACCAGGTTCCAGACAGTGAACTGGGCGCTGTCGCCCAGTTCGTCCACGATTTCGTCCATCGTGCGCGGCTCGTTGCAGTAGGCCAGCACCTCCCCAGATGTGCCCATGTTGTAGGAGGCAACGCGCTGGCGCTGTGTGGCCATGAGGTTCACAGGCAGCGTAACGGGGCCTAGCAGTTGATCGAATGGGCTGGCGTTCATGGTCAGGCTCCCTGTGCCACGCTGATCGCCACCGCCACGTTGCGCACCCAGATGGGCGCCGCGGAGAGCTGGAACGTCTCGCCGGACCATGCGAGCAGTAGAGTGCGCCCCATCTCGCTGGCTATCGCTTCAGCGGCAGCGGGGGGGACGGCGTTTCCAATTCTTTCCCTCCAGTCGCTGTCGCTCAGGCCGTCGAGCTCCAACGCTTCCTCCGGCTCCACCAGCGACTGCATGACGGCGCACTCCCAGGTCGTGAACGGGCGGTGCCAGGTGCCGTCCTCGGCCACGATCAGCGCGTTGATGTTGTCGGTGGCCGCTGGCAGCAGCCGCGGGTCGGCCACGCTCCAGCGCCCGTTGTCATGGCAGGCCGCCGCGCTCACCGCGCCGCTGGTGCCGTCCCATGGCAGCACACCGTAGTGGCCGCCCGTCAGGTAGGCCGCGCGCTCGGCGTCCATGCCGCTGCGCGGGTCGGCCACGGACAGCCAGCCGCCCTGCACACCCTTGCCGCCCGCGATGACCGTGCGCGAGGGCTCGCCCCACTGCCCGACCACCAGGTTGTTGCCGTGGCGATCCCATTGCGGGCGCGGGTCGGCCAGCGCCAGCCCGCCCGCCGTGGGGCCAGCGCCGCCGGTGATGGCCGGCGAGGTGTCGCCCATGCGAACCACGCGGAACACGTTGTTGTGCCGCACGCCCTCGGGCCGCGGGTCGGCCACGCTGTAGGTGCCGCCGCCGGGCGCGGACTGCCCGGTGATGGCGCCGCTGGTTTCATCCCAGCGCCGCACGCCGTACTGCTGGTATTGCTTGGCAGCTTCCGGTGCGCGCGGGTCGGCCACGCTGAAGGCGCCGGTGGCCGGGCGCGCGTTGCCGGTCACCGTGCCGGCGCTGTCGTCCCAGGCATGCACGCCCAGCGCCGTGTTGCGCATGTCGGGCACGATCAGGTAGTCCCGCAGCACTCCGTCCTGCACCGCCAGCCGGTTGAGGCTGCGCCAGTCCTTGCCGGCCTCCACGAACGCGAGGCGCACCCAGGTCTGCCACTGCAGGCGCGGCAGCCGGTGCATCGGGCCGGCGCGCATGTCGCCCGGCAGGGGGGCACGCGACAGCACGTCGCCAACGGTCAGCAGCCGGTGCTGTTCCGGCTCGTACAGCAGCGGCGGCACCTTCTCGGTGTGGCGCGCAACCATCAGGAACCGCTTGCGGCTCTGCGGCAGCTTGCCGATCTTGCCGCAGTCGTGCGTCGTTTCGGCCACGGCGTAGCCGAAGGCGCGCAGCATGGACTGGATCTTGTCGAGCAGTGCCCGGCCGCGCGTGGCGATCATCGGGACGTTCTCGAAAATGATCAGCTCGGGCGGGTCGTCGCGCCATGCCTCCAGCATCAGCCACATGCCGCGAACCGTCAGCTCGCTCAGTGCGATGTACTTTCCCGTGAGACTCTTTTTCGCGGAGAGCAGGCCCGAGAAGGCTTTGCACGGCGCGGACAGGAACACGATGTGGGGCCGCTCGCCGCCGGCTGCACGCTTAATGTCCTGGGGGGTTGCCTCGTGCCATCCAGCGGGCGGCTGCCGGCCCCAGAAGCGCACGTACTGGCTGCGGTCGAACAGGTCCAGCACCGTGCCGGGCACACCGGCCAACCGGCCGAAGTCGCGCACCGCAGCGGGGTCCACGTCGATGCCGCCGATACAGCGGAAGCGCGCCTCCATGTTCCCGACGCGGGCCTCGCCTTGGTTGAAGCCTTTGGCGCCGCCGCCCAGGCCGGCGAACAGGTGGAAGTGGCGAATCTCACGCACGTCCGGTGCAAAGGTAATTGCGTCACGTTTCATCGAGCGAATCTCCAGGGGGCAAGGTGATGTAGCGCGGCGCTACATGGCAGGCATCTTGCCCCCCTTTTGGCGTTAACCAAAGGGCCTAGACGTGTGTATGCGCTACCGTTGCGATTGCAACGGAGACTCGCCGTGTTCCTCGCTCCATGCAGCGCGCATCAGCTCATCGAACTCGGCGCAGTCGTCGCACACCGGAACGCCGAGGTTCTCACCCTTTTCGCAGCACCAGAAGTCGGCCGGCTGCAGCGCCAGCCGCACCGCCTCCTCCGGCAGGCACTGCGCCGCAGCGACATACGCGATGGCCTTTTCCTGATCGCCGTGGCAACTCCCGTTTAGAGCGTCATCGACGGCACGCTTGACGCGCTCCCGGGCGACGATGGGTGCCGTCACTTGCGCCACCCTCGCATCGTGTCGGCCGCGATGGCGGCGTCCATGTGCATGCCGTAGTCCCGGGCCTTGAAGCCGGGGAAGCGCTGCTCGTAGTCCTTGGACAACTGCTCTGCTTCCTTGTCCAAAGCGGCACAGAATTCTTCAGCAGTGAACACGCCCTTCCCAACGAGCATCGCCACCAAGGCCGAAACCTCGGCGCGCAGCAGGATGGTCAGCTCGCGGTGGTCGCGCACCGCATCACTCTCCGGGTCGCCCTTGGGGCGGGTGCCCAACTGCCAGCCGGCGAACACGGCTCGCCACTTGCACAGGCGCTGCAGGGCCGCACTCACTTCCGGCCGCCTTTCTTGGTAGCGGGCTTGGTAGCCACTGGCTTGGCCTTCGCGCTGGGCTTGAGCGCTGGCTTGGCCTTGTCCTGCACGGCCTCGGAGGCCGCATCGGATTCGCCCGGCGCCGCATCGGAATTCTGGTTTTCTGCATCGTGCTGGGCGTTTTCTGCATCAACCGCAGCCTGCAGTGCCTCAATCGGGGTCTGCGGCGCATTGGCTGGCGGCGTTGCTGCCTCGGGCACGGCGTCGATCTGCACGCGCGGCTGTGCGCCAGCGTGCCAGTCCGTCCAGCCCTGCGTCCACTGGAACACCAACTCGTGTCGCACGCTCGGGCAGGCTTCCTTGGGCAACTCGCGCTCGGCGGCGACCCAGCCGTCTCGGTATGCCTGGTCAAGCTCGGTCTGCAGCGGCATGTGCGGCAGCGCCGGCACTTCCTTGAATTCCGCGTCGATCACATCGCCTGGCTGGTAGGCGCCCTCCATGCCCTTGCCGTCGCCGTTCGGGTCGTACTCGTGGCCGAGGTCCATCGCGCGCTGGTCGGGTTCGCCCTTCACACCCTCGGTGTCGCCCATGTGATCCGTGGCTGATGCGACGATGACCAGCACCTCCTGGCCTTGCGAGTCGAACAGCTCGTGGCGGGCCGGGCAGGTCTTGCTGAACACGAGGCTGCCCTTGATGCCGCTCTTGGTGTTTGCGAAGTTCTCCAGCACCGCCGGAACCGCTGTGCGGTTGTTGCTGGCGATCAAGTGAACGGCCATCGTGACGGCGGCCTCCACGGCGGTGCGCAGGCGGCCAATGACGTCGTCCTGCTTGTTCTTGGTCAGCTTGGGCCAAACGTCCGGCAGCATCCGGCACTCCATCACCAGCCGCTCCAGCAGGTCGCGGCCGATGGTGTTGGCCGTCATCTGAAGGGTCTGCTTCATATCGTCTTGAGAATCACGAGCGCCCATCGCGGGCTCCTTTCATCGTTGGTGGGACTGGACGGCGCGTGCTCTATCGGCCGCGCTCGCTGCCCCGGGTTTCAGCAGTTGCCAGTGAGAAGAAATAGGGCGGCGGCCTAAGCCGCTCGCGCCGAGCAATTCCTGCGGAGTCGTGGAAGCAGGACGGAGGGAGGAAGCGGCGCTCGGTACGCTGGGATCGCCCAGGAACAGTTACTTGGCCAGTGCGGTCTTGATGACCTGCTTGGCTGTTTGGTAGTGCTTGCCCTCGGGGGCTCCTTCCGCGTAGCTGGTCATGCGCTTGCTGCCTGGCCAGTAGTGGACGTTGACCGCGCCGCCGATCACCAACACCCGTCCGTCCGGGTATTCGATGAGCTGCAGTTCTTCCTCGCGGGCGAGGCGGCGCAGTTCCTTGACTTCTGGATGGAGCTTTGCCATCAGGCGCCTCGCGTGCCGCGCTTGGAGGCTGGCGCAGGTGCAGGGGCTGGCGATGCGTCGCCGATCAGCGAGACTTGGCCACTGGCGCCGGCCTGCCGGTCCTCAACCTCGGCGCGCAGCCGCTGGTACATGCCGGTCAGCATTTCGCGCGCGTCCTCGTCCTGCACGTCGCGCAGCTCGTCGGCTTTCAGATCCAGGGTGTCGAGGTCGTTCTTGTCGGCCGCGGCCTGCATGCTCTCGGCGAACTTGTCAGCGTTGAAGGTCGGGGGCTCGGCCTGCTGGCGCTGCTGCTGCGCCGGGGCCTGCGCGGGCGTCTGCGCCTTGTAGTTCTGCGGCACGGCCACCTGCACGCGCTCGGCGCGCTCCTGCATGATCGGCATGTGGCTCACGTCCACCGCCGGGGTCTGCGGCGCCTCCAGCGCGGCCTGCTGATCGTCAGCGTGGGGGCCGGCGTCGGGTATGTCCGCGTCGCCGCCCACCACGGCGCGCGCTGCATCCGGGTCTTCGAAGGCCCGCATGTCAACGGCGCCCATGTCGGCCCTGTTGTCAAGCTCAGCGGCCACAGCCAGCGCGTCGCCGCTGGAAATCGGCAGGATCTTGGCGTGCTTCTTGATGGCCGATTTGGCAGCCATGTCATCGAACCACATCACCCAGGGCGTTTCGTCCAGCTTCTTGCGGTTGTAGGGCGTGGCGTCCTCTGCCACCTTGCCGGTCAGGCTGACGTAGGTTTCGCTTTTGCTGCGGATTTTGTGAATTTCCTCCAGCGGCAGAATGCAGGCGGTTTCCTCGCCCGAGGCCAGCATCACATGCGAGAAGGCGCCGATGGGATCGCCACGGTCGCGCATCGTCTTGGCGTAGCGCAGGAAGGTTTCGCTGCCCTGCATGTGCTCGAAGAAATCGTTCGCATGCACCGTTTCGGCGGTCAGGCGCTTGATGTGCGGCGAGCGGTAGGCCAGCGTCACGAAGCCGCGCGCGCCGATCTGGAATTGGCACTCGTAGTACTCGACCCACTGGTTGCCTACCTTCTTCTTCTTCTTATAGGGAAGGAGGAAAGCCTGCTGCTGGATGGTGTTGGGCTCCAGCCCCAGCGCGGCCGAGGCCATCATTGCGCCAAGCACCGAGTGCGGGTCGCACTGCAGCAGCAGCGGCGTTTTTTTCACCGCGTTGATGCACAGGCTCACCATGCGCTCGGGCGTCATGATCTTGCCGGCCACCGCCGCGATGCCCTTCTTGAAGCGGTCGCTCTGCATCATGTCGAAGATGCCGCGGGGTTGCTGCGGGGCCTGGGCCGCCGCCCCGGTGGCTACGGCTTTCAGTGCTTGTGCGCTCATGTTCACAGTCCTTTGGTGTCGAATGCCTTGAGGGAGAAAACGCGGCTTTCCCAGGTGCGGGTGAATGCCTTGGCAATGTCCGGGTGGGCTTCCTTCAGCCCGGTTTCATCCAAGTACTTGCCGCTGCGGTGCTTCCAGTCCAGGGCCTTCTTGCCGTTGGGCAGGATCAGCTCGCCGCATTCGCCCATGGCGCGCTTGATGTCGAATTCCAGCGCCTCGGCCTCGGCCTCGCATGCCTTGGATTGCTGCTGCAGCGCGCGCAGGCGCAGAACCTTGGAGGTCAGGTCGGCATCGGCGAGCAGCGCCGGCACGTCCGATTGCTTGGCGTACATCCTGGCTATGTCAGCCAGGTCGATTGGCGGCGGAGGCACGCGCGCAAGCACATGGTTGTTCCAGAAGGCCAGGCCGTGCGCGCGCAGCGCGGCAATAGTTTCGTCATCACCCATCACCGGGTAGGTACGCAGCTCGTCCGCGCCGAAAAGCGCGGCCAGCATCCCTTTACGGCGGCGCGTCACGCCCATGCCCCACATCACCTGCGCGGTGTAGTGAATGGGCAGGTCATCGGTGCCCGATTCGCCCCATTCCTTTGTCTTGAATGGGTGGACAGTCTTGAGTTCCGCGTTCCAGATCTCCGGGTCGCCGTCCAGCCGCAGTTCAAAGTCGATTTCCGAGGCCATGAAGCCGTACTCAGCGTCTTGGTAGCGGCGGTTGCTCGCCACGATCTCCACGGTGTGGCCTTCGTCTTCCAGGCGCTCCACCAGCATTTCGGCCACCGCGCCTTCCCACCGCTGGCCTCGGCGCAGCGCGCCCTTGTTCTTAACCTTAGTTTCAGCAGCAGGCGCCGTCTTTTTCTCGTAGAGGGCCATCGGCGTTGTCCACGGGCTGATGCCCATCACCGCGGCTATGTCGCTGCCGCCCAGCCACTGGCTGCGTTGGGTTTCTGGCGCAAGGAGGGTCAGTTCGCTCATGTCCATGGTTCAGACCCCCGCCTTCTTCACCAGCTTGAGGTTCTTGCGCTGGATCTGCGCAGGCCAGTTCCATGCGGGGTGATGCACAACGGTGATGTCGCCGCTCAAGGAAACCACGACGCCCACCAAGCCCGTGAGCGTTTGCACCTTGTCTCCCACGCGCAGCGGCTCAAATTCCTGCGCCGCCTCGCTGGGCGAGAGCACGCCGGCCTCGGCCCCAGCCAGGCCCATGGCCTCACGCTCGTCGTCGCCTTCGGCCGGTTGCAATGCGTCCCGCAGCTCGGCCTGGTTCAGCGTGCGCAGGTTCTCGGGCAACAGCAGCAACCGGTTGCCGTCGACCTCGACATAGACGCCATGGCCGTCCTCGCTGTGGCCGTCAACGCGGCCAATCAAACCTGCCACAGCCTTTGCCAGCTCAAGGGTAAAGGGCCATGGGTCTTGCAACCACAGCGCATCGACCATGTCGGTGATGCGAACCATTGCGCCGGGGACGAAGGCCGCCGCGCTGCGCGCTTCTTCGGCCGCGCGCTTGGCGTCCATTTCCGGCGTGGGCTCGGTCTTGGTAGCGCGCATGCGCTGCAGCACCTGCTGGTTGTGCGTGGGCACCATCTTGGGCACGTACTCCATGCGCCCATCGGGCCCGGTCTTGAACGTGCCTTGCGGCGTCGTGCGCTGCGTCTGCTCCTTGAGGCGCTGCTGCAGATCGGGCTTGGGCTGGCTCTTGTGGGCGCCGCTGTAGCGGTTGCCGGTGACGGTTCCGAGGGACATGGCGACTCTCCTGTGCGTGTGGTTGCGGATCAGGCCTTGAAGGCGTCCTTGGCCTTCGTCCACAGCTTCTTGGCGCCGCCGTAGCGCGCGCCGACCTCGGCGCCGATGGCAAAAATCACCACGGCGGTAAGCAGTTCTCCGAGCATTGGGGCTCCTTTATGGAAAGGGCGGCCTCGGCCGCCCGATGCGGGTGAAACGCTTAGTCGGCGATGGCCTTGAGGACCACTTCGGCGGCGCTGCCGGCGGCCATCAGCTGTTCCATCGTGCAGGTGTCCACGATGTCGAACTTGGGCTTGTTGCCCAGCGCATCGCTCAGGTTGTCGTCCAGTTCCTTCAGGAAGGCGCCGGCACCCGCGTCATTGCCGATCTGCACCAGCAGCAGCGTGAGGTCGTCGTCATTGGCTTGGCTGTTGGCCTGGTCGATGATCACCTTCTTGACCGCGGCCTTGTCGTCGGGTTCGCCGTCGAAGAAGAACACGATGAAGTCCTTCTTCTCGCTTTTGCCGGCCAGATTGAACGCGGCCTGCAGCCAAAGGTGCATCGGGGTGGAGCCGCCCGGCTCGGTGTCGAACAGTTCGGCTACATCGTTCGCGCTGGCGCCGTCCTTGACCACCGGGCTCATGCCCTTGCCGATCACCACGCCCAGCCCGTCGCTGTCGATCTTGGAGAGCGAGTGGGCGAATCCGAAGGCGGTCTCCTTCATGTAGGCGTTGCGGGTCAGGTCACCGGGGCAGTCGTTGCGCAGCGTGGAAGCGGAAAAGTCGCCGCCCACAACGAAATCGAACTCTTGCAGTTTGGTGATGTCGCTCATCAGGTTCTTTCTCATCTGCCGGCGTGGAATGGGGCCGCCGGCATGCCCCGTTGGGAAATCAGTAGAGGCTCAGGTACGAGAGGCCAAACAGCGCCACTGCGACAACCGCAGGCCAGAACAGCGCCACCTTGTCCAGATGTTTTTGGGTGATCGCCATTGCTACTTCCATCTCAGCAGGCCGCGCAGCACGCTCAACAGGTCGCGCAATCCGAAGCCGCCGCCACTGCAGTAGTCGGAAGTCAGCCCACCTTTGCAGCGTCGGCCGCACTGGAAGCACGCACCCATCTGAGCCGCGGCAAGACGCGCTTGCTGGGAAGGGCTGGGTTGCAGTCGGATTTCACGCATGGCGGACCTCAGTGGTTCAGTGGGTCGCGGGCGGGGCAGCCGCTGCCCTGCCGGCATTGCCAGCCGTACTTGCACGGCGGGCAGCCGGGGTCTGACGCAGCTTCCTGTTCCGTTTCGGTGGCGCACTGGCGCTCGTGGTCTGCCAGTTCGGCGTCCACGCGCGTCGGGTTGATCTCGCGAATAAAGGCCAGGATGCGAATGGCCTTCTGATGCATGGCAGCGCTCATTCCGGCACCCGCAGGATCGGGTTCACGACCAGGGCCAGCGACGTGCGCGCAGCCTCACTGAGCACCGCCAGTTGCCCGCGCAGCTCGTCGTCATCGAGCGAGCTGGCGTCCTCGCCGAGCCGCACCAACGCCAGCGCCAGGGAATGCAGGCTCGGGCTCGCAGCGAAAAGGGCGGCCACTGCCTCCGCATTGATGCGGTACTCGCGGTCCTCGCCCAGCAGGCTCACCACCACGCCCAGCAGCGCGTCCTTGGTGCCGAAGCGCCCGCCCACCTCGGCAAACACGGAGCGCCGATAAGCCGCGTCCAGCTTGTACGGACCCTCGGGGAAGCGGGCCTGGAACAGTACCGAGGCTCGAGTGTCCTTGGTGTCGTTGACGGCGAGACTGTCAGTGCAGCGGCGACGGGGCCACGAAAAAAGGGCTGCCATTACTGATGCTCCTTGGGGGTGGTAACGCGCAGGAATACGCGCAGGGCGTACTCCATGTGGTCGCGTAGTGAGTCGCCTGAGGGCAGGTTTCCGAAGATCGCCTGCAGATGGCTCATGGTCCCGGGCATGGCGGCGACCACAGCGATAGGGGCTAATGCCTTGAGCAGCGCCTTCTCGCGGTTGCTGAAGGCGTCCGACGCCACGGCCTCGGCCAGCAGTGCGTCGATTTGCAGCGGTGAGGCGTCCATTACGCAGCCCGGCGGTTTGCGTAGTGCTGCGCATCCAGCGTGCGCTGGTACGTGTCAGCGGCCAGGGATGCGCTGTAGGCGCAGGGGGGGTGCAGCGAGAGGGGTGTGTCGTGCGCGACTTGGCTGTCGGCGGCCACGGCCTGGGCCTCCCAGGCGCTCACTTGCTCGGCGCTGAAGGGGGTGCGCTCGCCGATCAGCACCTTGCGGCAGCCGCTGGCGTCGGGGATGTGGCAGTGGTAGAGCCTGGCGAACGGTGCGCCGTCATCTGTAAAGGTCTGGTACTCGATCCACACCTTTTTGCCGGCGCCCTTGTCGCCGATATAGGCTTCCATCAGCCTCCAGCCTGGGGCGCACTGCGGAATTTGCGCTTGTTTTGCGCGCTCCGCATTTTCTATATACCGCTCCAACGAAGCCTCCAGATATGTCGCGCGTGCCGCGTAATAGGAGGCTTCCGCTTTTTCCGTGCTGCCAGGGAAATCAGCGAGTGATTGAGCCTTGGCATTTTGGCCTGCGGTATGCGCGCGGGCCATAATTTCTTCAAGTTTGCTCACCACAACCTCCATACGGTATTTCGACCGCATGGATGCAGTGTAGCGCCGCGCTACGTGTATAGCAAGCGCCGCGCTACGAAGGCTGGAGTGTTTGAATGAGGGGTGCTGACCCGGGAAAATCCCGAATTCTTTAGAAACTGAGGGTAACGGAAATGCTTCGTCCCACTATATGGGACGTTAATTAATTGGCCATTTTGGGGATTAAACCCTTGCTGGCCGCCGCCGGGGCGCGGAAGGCGTCAGGTACGCCTGGAGATGCGTGAGAGCGTAGGCACGGTGTCCAGCCCGCAGGGGCTGAGGTTGATGAAGTCGGGGGTCAGGTTGCGCGGCGCTGACAGACGTGCCTGGGCCGCAGTACGGCTCATGGCATCGGGAATGCTTTCTTGCGGAGCCGCGCGCAGCCGCTTCCGCAGGTACTCATCGACCAGACCCTCGATGAATCCGCCGCTTTTTTGCGATCCGCTCTGGTCGATGAGCGGGTCCACGGTATTGCTCATGTGCATCTGCCCTACTGGTTAAATCACCATGAAGGGCAGTAGTTTGCCCCCATTGGCGAGGGCCGAAGGTTAGTGCTCAAGCCTACTTATAGCGTCCGGTTACAGCATGCACACAGACGCAAGTGCGAAATCCACCCAGCACACGGAATTTGTGCTTATGAAAGCTCGTTGCAAGCTTATACAGAGCGCGACACTTGCTGCACGCGGTAAGACTAGGCTCAGTCCTTGCGACCAGCTGCTTCCCTGTGGCCAAAGCGCATTCGGCCGACCAGGTCGTCAACTATCGCCGCTGCTGCGCCAGCTCCTTCTTGCTCTATCTTCCTCTGTACGTGCTCCACTGCGCCAACGACCATGGAGAAGTACTCAGCGAACGTTGGTCGTATAGGAGCCTGGTCGCAGTACGCTGCGATGATGCTCGCTATCTCCAGCACCATGGTTGGTGAAAGTTGCTCGTCAGATACACCATTCGAGTCAATTGGGGAACTTTCCCTCCCCCTGGCTGGGTGCATGTAAGCCGTCAGTTGCTTGCCTGATGCGCTTACTTTGTCGCCTGGTAGGTCGTTGTCGAACCATGCGTAGCAAAGACCTGGAACCTTGCTCTCCAGTCGGCGAGCTAAGTCGTCACCGACCTGGGGTATGCGTTTGCCGCCCTCCTTGCGTTTGGATGGCAATGGGTTCTCGTTGATGATCTGTCGCAGGTAGGCCTCCGACACTTCGCCCCACTCGGCAACCTTCGGCCGGCTGTGTCGCTCGCATAGCCACACGAGCTTTCGCTTGCGTCGATCTGCGCTCGTTTCCCAATGAGCCCGTGCCTCCCAATCGGGAGGTTCGCAATGTTCAGTGACGGCTTGGCCGGAGGCTCCGTCTTCCTCGTCGTCGGCGAGTCTGTGGATGCGACTGATGTAGCCGTGGGCATTGCGGGCACGTTCCATGCCGGCATTGTCCCCTTTCCGTAGCGCGGCGCACCCTGGGAGAAGCGCGGCGCTACGGTCGCTTTTCTGCGGATCGCCTTGCTGCCCTCGTAGCCCGGCGCTACAGTGCGCGCCATGCAGTATGTCGCCACCAGCCTCCATGGCACCATTAAGAACCCAGGGTGTACTACCCTGCAGGTTTTGAATGGTGGCGAGTGCCAGCTGTTTCAGAAATATCGCTTCAGCAGATGTTTCGTCGAAGCTAGATTTCCCGGGGCTCTTTTTGAATTTCATCGGAGTGAACTGCTTAATTTTTCGGCCGCAAAGGCGGGCTTTGTAAGGCCGGATTGGCAAAGAGCAGTTGGCATGCCTGCCTACCCGTGGGGACATTGGCCGAGCACATCGTCCCCGCAGTCCCAAGCGGAGGCCATTTCTTATTGGCCTGAAGCGCACGGTACACCGGGCGTAATACCCAAAGCAAAGCCAAGCCTTCCCCGGATGTTGGCATTTGCAACCTCATGGCACCGCAGCCGCCCTCACGCCACACGCTGGTGTGGAAAACATTTTGTTGGGAATACGCCCCCGATGGGGGAGGTAGTTACCACTCGTCTGCACCGGGCCACTACCCGAAAGCAGGCATCCATTGGTTGCGCCCCGCAACGGAGGCGCGTTTTTTATGCAGCGGCTAGGCCGCAACCGAAAAGACAGCGTTCCGGGCTGTCCTGCCGCTGCACCCCTTCTGTCCGGAGTCTGTGCGGAGCAGACATAGATGAAACAGCAGTCAAACACTGCGGATAGGGGGCTCGCATGAGCCGCTTCCGCAAGATCGAGTCCCGCATGTGGTCCGACGACAGGTTTCGAGCTCTATCCCCCATGCTCCCCAGCGGGCAAGGCTTGTGGGTTTTCCTACTCACCGGCCCCCATACCGGTCCGGTGCCTGGCCTTTTCCGCGCTGGCCGCGCTGGCATGGCAGAGGAATTGGGCTGGGAGATCGATGACCTCGACAGTGCATTCGCTGAAGTCGCCGCGCAGGGTATGGCGAAGGCCGACTTCAAGGCCAGGCTCGTATGGCTCCCCAACGGCCTCAAGCACAACAAGCCCGAGAGTCCCAACGTGGTCAGGTCATGGCGCGCGGAGCTTGACTTGCTGCCTGAGTGCGACCTGAAGCGGGAGGCGCTGAAGGGGCTGCGTGCGAAGCTGGCCGACTACGGCGTTCCCTATGTCGAAGCGTTCGATGAAGTTGTGCCCAGCCGGTACGCGGACATATGCGAAACACCTTTGCCAAACACTCACGGTAAACCTTCCGGTAAGGCTTCTGGCAATGCTGGCGAAGCCATCCCGGAAGGCATCCCAGAAGGCATGCCCGAATCAGGAGCAGGAGCAGGAACAGGAATTGACGACGACGACCCGGGCGCAGGCGCGCGCACGGGCACGCACGCGAGCGCGCCTGCGTGCGAGGGCGATCCGCTCGATGACCCGGCCGTGCCGCAGAAGCGCAGCGAGTGGAAAGCGCTGTTCGCCGAGCGCTACCATGAACTGGACATCTCCAGCGAACGTGCGCTCGACTGCATGAAGGGCTGGAAGAAGGCCGGCGTGACGGCCGGGCAGATGCGCCAGGCGATCCTGCGCGCCGAGGAACGATCCGCTGGCCCGGTGGGCTGCTGGTCGGCCTACGTCGATACGGTGCTGAACGACCAGCGCGAAGCTGCGGCCCAGGCTGCTGCGAAGGCCAGCGTGCCGCGGGCCGAGCACGGCCCGCCACGCAGCGCGGCGCCGCCTATGTGCCCTTCGCCGGATGACCGGCAGACGCAGGAGTACCTGCGCCAGCAGGCGCTTGCGCCCGATGAGAAGGAGCGTGGTCAGGCCAAGGCCAAGGCAATCCGTCAGCAGCGCGGGCTGGGGAAACCATCCCAGCCCGGAGGAGCACAGGCATGAGCCGCTACGAATCCGTGCGGGGGGCCTGCGATGCGGTTGCGCGCCCCATGAGTGGATCCGGCCACCTGATGACACGCCAGTGCCGCACCTGCAAGCTGCTCAAGGCCAGCGGGAAGGACGTGCAGGGGCGCTCGTGGAGCTTCGACGGGCTGTTTTGGGACTGCCCGGCCTGCACGGCAGCAAAAGCGCCAGCCGCGGCGCCCGCGACCAACCTAAAGCCGGTGGCGCAGGCCGTTGCGCAGGCGCAGCCCGCCCAGCAGCTCGCCGAGCGCCCGCGCCACATTCACACCCCGGACGACCTGAAGGCCTGGTGCAACGTGGACGCGCAGTCCGGGTGCTGGCACTGGACGGGCTGCTTCCGCAGTGACGACGGCGTGCCGCTGGTCAGCTACATCGCCGGCGATGGGCGGCACAGGCGCGAGCGAGGGCGCCGCGCCGCGCTGAACATCGCGCGAAAGCAGCGGGTGCCTGATGGTCACCTGGCCTGGGCCAAGGTCAGGTGCCCGAGCGAGGACTGCGTAAACCCAGCGCACGCTATGAGCGGGTCCCGTACCCAGAAGATGAATTTCATGCGCGGGCACGGCATGCTCGATGAGCAGGCGAAAAGGCTGCGCGGGTTCAACAGCCAGCGCCAACGAATATCCGCTGAGCAGGCTGTCGAACTCAGGCGCGTCATAGAAGCTGGCCACGCCACAGCGGACGAGCTGGCGGCCAAGCTCAACGTGAGCCCTACGACCGTGGGTGCCGCCAAGCGCGGGGAGCGCAAGTGCGACGTGTCCGCGACCGTCGATGCGCAGCGGCTGGCCAACGTCGCCAGCATCTTTCGCCTGGGCAAGGTGATCGGTGGTGCTGCATGAAGGCCGCCGCCCGCGCGATGAAGCGCCAGCAGGCGCAACGGCCGGTGCTGGCGCTGGTGCCCGCGCCGGCTCCGCACGCACTGTTGGGGCGGGTGCCTTTTGCCGCCCGCGTTGTAGCGCTGCGCTATGCGCAGCCCCGCCGGTTGCTGCGCCTCCAGATGGCGAACTGGTCGCTGAATCGGCGCAAGCTGGTACAGGTGTCGCTGCGCCAGCACGAGGCGCTTGATGCCATCGCAACTGGTCACGGCACTGTGCGTCATGCGCAGGTGCTCGCGGGCGCCGCCAACATCGCCGTGGTGCTGTGCAATTGGGGCCTTGGCACCGAGCACGAGTTTGCGGTCGTCACCGCGCAGCGCGTGATTCAGGAACTGCAGCGTTTCGTGCCGCGCCCAAAGCCAGGGAAGCAGGTGGACCCGCTGGTGCCGCTGGGCAAGCCGGGGGTGTGCCCGCTGGACCGGCTAGGGCTAGAGGCCGTGGCTGGGCTGCTGCTGGTGCATGACGCGCAGCGCGAGCACGCCGACTGCACGAGAGGCTTGATGGTGCGCGCGGAGCAGGAGGTGCTGCGCCGCACCTACGTGGACAAGAACATCGTCACGGCCAGCAGCCCGAAGCCTGCGGGCGTCAAGGATGCCAGCGGCAAGACGGTGCTGAAGGCACGCATGGACGGCGTGGGCCGCATGGTCACCGCCACGCTGCGCCGGCTGCGCACCCTGGTCCAGCCCGAGGACGGCAGCGAACTGGGCCTCGTGATCGCCACCCTGGAGACGTATTGCTCCGTGGCCGAGGCCGTCATGTCGCAGTGCCCGGCGCAGCTCGTGCGCCAGTGCGCAGAGATGGTTGCGGACGAAGCCGCGAAGGCCGCGGCGCAAGCAGAAGGAGTTCCTGTATGAGCACAGCAGACCTCGTGGGCGCGATGGTCCACAGCAACGCACTTCAGACCAAGCTCGCGCGCATTGCTGCGGCGACCTGGCAGGACTACGGATTCGGAGCGCATGCGCTGGTGGCCGCTGATGACCACGAGGTGCTGGTGCTGCTGACCGCGCGTTTTCACGCGCAGGAGCCCGGCAACGACCTCTACGTGGTCGACGCCACGGATCGCTGCTACCGGGGCCTGGACAACGCCAAGGCGGCCAGCGTGCGCGATCTGAAGGTGGAGATCGGTCTGCAATGAGCTCGTCCTGTCGTGCTGTGGTTATGGTGGTCTCGGCCGCCTTGTTGTCCTACGCCACGCTGCTGGCGACGGACGCCCCCTTTTTACTGTCCGGAGGGTTGTGATGTGGCTGCCGTGGGTCGATCTGTGCGCCGACTTGTTGGGGCGCTGCTGGTTGTCGTGGGTCTGCTGGGCGCTGCGAGAGCAAAGCAGCGCCGTGCAGCGCGCCGATGCGCGGTGGTGCGCCCTGATGTTGTCCCAGCAGGTGGTGGCGTGACGCAGGCGCCGCCGCCGCTGCGCGCGCGCTGCAGTGCCGGCGAGTGGGCCATCGTGACGCGCACGCCTTGGCAGCTTGCTGGCCTGCTGGGGCGTGTGGTGCGCTTGCTGTCTCCCTACGAATCGCAGGGCCGCTTGGCGTGGTGGTTGGAGAGCGATGTGGCGTTTGTGACCAGCGGCCCCTTCCGTGACAGCGGAGGGCCGGTGCGCGCTGGCGAGAGGATGCGCATCAATGCGATGTACGACCAATGGCTGACGCCGCTGCGCGGTGCGCTGGACGTCACGGCCGAGATGCACGAGATGCACCAGATGCAAGGACGGCGCGCATGAGCCAGCACGACCCGCTGCAGCCGCAGGTGCTGCGCTTCACGATCTTCGGTGAGGCTTGTTCCAAGGCAAATTCGCGCCAGCAGGTGGACATGCCCAGGAAGGGCGGCGGCACGCGCCGCACCAGCATCAAGAGCGAAAAAGCGCTGGCCTTTGAGGCTGATGCGCTGCGCCAGATACCGACCACGGCGCGCAAGCGCCTGACCGGGCCGGTTCACATCGTCCTGCGCATCTTCTACGCCAGCGAGCGGCCCGACTTGGACGAAAGCCTTGTGCTCGACGTTCTTCAAGACCGCTACACGCTGGTGCCCGCCGCGGTGGCGCCTGGCGAGAAGCCCAAGAAGAAGCGGCTGCTGATCCAGAACGGCGTCTATTGCAACGACCGCCAGATCAAGCGTCGCGAGGTGCTGTGGGCACTGGACAAGAAGAACCCGCGCGTGGAGGTCGCGCTGCGGGAAATGCACGACGCCGAGTTGCAGGTCCTGCAGCGCACCGACCTGATGGAGCTTTTCGCGTGACCACGCTGCCCAGCACTGCCCACAAATTCGACGAGGACGCGGTGTGCATCCACTGCGGATTCGACGGCGCCGAGTGGTCCCACTGGAAGCGCCACACCTATGAGGGCCGCGCAAGCGAAGCCCGACAGCCGCTGTGCGAGCGGCGCCCAACCATGGCCGAGCGCTTGAGCAGGCCCGGTGCATCAGAAACGAATTAACTGCGTGCGATTCATTCCAACGAGGCCCCTTCGATGACGAACCCGAACTCAAACCCTCTTGCTGCTCCCTCTGAAATCGGCGAGGTGAAGCAGATGCTCAAGGCCGTGCTTGAAATGCTGGTGAGGCCCAAGCAGTACCCGGAAATCCCCATCACTCCGCGCGAGTGGGACAAGACGCGTGGGGAGCAGTACCCCGAGACCAAGACGCGCCTGACCGCATGGATGGCTCAAAGCCAAAGCGCCGGCCCTGATGCCAAGGTGCCGTTTCCCCCAGACCTGGACCATGCGTACCGCCATGTCGGCGAGCTGCAGATGGCGCATAGCAACTTCAACGGCGTGTTTGCGCTGGACTTCAATGGCTGCGTGGAGCTGGCGCTGCACATGGTGACCTGGGTGCTGCAGACCCAGGTGCGCAACCAAGCCGCCGCTCAAGGCCGTCCCGTCGAGGAAGTGTGGGCCGACCTGATGGCGTCCTCCGGTGTTGTCCCGCCTCCGGTCCCTGTAAGGGGGAATCAGGAAGAACAAGGGCAGCAGGAAACAGCCGCTGGCCAGGACGAAGTGCAGGCCGTCGAAGGGACCGATCCGAACGAAGCGCAGCACGTTAATTCGGTTTCAGGGGAGGGCGCGTGAAGCGCATGTTCTGCTTCTCTGGCCGAGAGCTGGCGCTGTTCAGCGTCGCCATCGCACTGATCGCCTCCATCAGCGCCAGCCTGATCACATCCATTCGCATCCGCACGTCCGATGAGTGCGTGCCTTTCCCCGATGACAGCTTCGACTTCGAGCCCGTGCGCCGGGCTGGCTCGATGACGGCATCCATCCACCCCGCGCCGGAGACACTGCAGTGAAGCTCAAGCACTGGATCAAGCACCAGCAGGATTGCCGAGGCAATCCAACACCGGAGCGCGATAAACGCGCAAAAGAAGTCGCGGCAAGCGACAAGCCATTCGGTGTTCATCTCGACGAAGAAGAAGCCTCCCACTATGTGCAGAGCGTCAGTGACACCAGCGACTACGAGGATGCGCTGGCCTGGCACGGCTGGGCGCTGCATGAGGCTTTCCTGGCGGGCATCACCGCCGAGCGTGATCGCGTGCGCATTCAGGGCGTTATCGACGCCTACATCAACGCCAAGGATGAGCAGGCTTTGAACGATGCCCACGAGGGCATCACCGCATTGGTGAAGGAAAGGTCCGCGTGCATCCGCCGAACCTTCAACTACGACCGTTCTCGGCGTATCGAGCAATTGATGCGCGCGGCCGGCTTTTCTCTGGACGACACGGACTGGAAGTCGGGGACGTGCTGGTGGCACAAAAGCAGCGAGAAGCGCACGTTGGTGCTGGCTGACTGGTCAGGAGTTGCCCAATGAACTGGATCGACTCTGCCGCTGCATGGTTCATCGGCGTGGCGACGTCGCCAGCGGCGCCGTACCTGCTGGTCGCTGCGCTGGTCGTGGTGTTCTTCTCGCTGGTCGCCATCTTCCGTGCATGGCTGGACCTTCAGGATGCGAAGAACGCCCTAAATCACAGTGGCCACGTGCCGCCGCGCGCATTGCCCGATCCCCCAGAACGGATCACGGAGCCCCCTTTCGCCGATGCCGTGCTGCGCACGCTCGGACCTGATGCTGGGCCGCACTTGGCGGGGCGACAGGTATGGGTACGCCGGGCGCCGCCACCACCGGCCAAGGACTGCTGCGGCGCCTGCGACGGCACCAAGTGCGGCGACAAGCCGCCGCCCAGCGCCAGCACCATGACGCCCAACGAGCTGCGCAATGCTGCGCTGCGTGCATCGCTGTCGGCCGCGCCCGGCCGCAACCCTTCGCGCCCGGTGCCCACGCCCAGCCGGCCCGCTGCGCCCGCGCCGGCCGCGCGCCGCCGTGACGATGACGACGACCAGCCCTACCAGGGCAGCTACTACGGCCAGGCCGCCAGCCGAGCCATCAACGACGATCCGCCGGCGCCAGCGCCGTCTTTCCGCAGCGGCCTGGGTGGCGACTTCGGCGGGGCCGGCGCGTCCAGCTCGTGGGACGTGCCCAGCAAGTCCTGCGGCTCGTCCACGTCCTCCTATGACAGCGGCTCCAGCAGCAGCGACAACTCCTGCAGCGACAGCGGTTCTTCCGGCGGCTCCAGCGACTGACATGAGCGACATCACTCAATCCATGGCCACCGAGGTCTGCCGCTTCTGCGGTGGCGAAACCGAGCTTCGGCACGGCAGCTTCGGCGAACGCATCCACAAGCGCCAGCGCCCGCGCGTCGGCACCGCTTGTCCCCACATCCCTGAACTGATCCCGCGCGCGGAGTACGAGGCGCTGCAGGACGCCAAAGGAGCCGAGTGATGGCTGTTGCATCCACCGCTGCCGCAGTGGCAGCAACCGCCGCTATAGCCGCACGCCGCGCGGAATGTGCCGTGACGGTCAATGGCTACCAGCACGACAAGGCGACTACGGCAGAGATGCGCCAGTACGCCGACTGCATTGACACGCTGCACCCTGAACAGATTGAGCCCGGCATCGGCACGCTGGTCGTCTGCACTGTCCTGCTCGCCGGGATGGTGCTTGGAGCGCTTCACGAATGCCTGTGTGAGACGTTCGGTGGGATCTTCGGGCGCCTCGGCTTCGGAGCGTTCAAGGGGCTCCTTGGCGGCGTCGCGCTCCTGATCGTCGGTGGCCTTGCGCTGCTGGCATGGACTGCATACCTAGGAGTGACCGCTTGAACCCCACCCAGCACCGCACCAGCACGCGCGTGCTCGGCGCACCGGCCGGCTGGAACCAGGCCGAGCTGCCCTGCGGCGCCATCGCCATCGCTGACCGCGTGGAAGGAACGCTGCGCACTGTCACGACGCACTGGCGCCCCACGGCAGAGGAACTCGCGCTGCTCAATGCCGGCGGGCTTGTGGCTGTCACCATGCCTGGCATCACGCTTCCTCCCATGAGGCTGGAGGTCGAATCGCAATGACACCAGCGCGATTGGAAGTGTTGCAAGGTCAACTCACACAGGCAGATCGAACGGTGCTCTCCGCAGTGCCTATCGGCGAGGCCTGGACCATGCAGCAGATCCAGCAGGAGCTGGCCCGCCTGGGCCAGGTCAAGGATGTGAGCACGGTCGCTGGCTGGCTGAACAAGTTGGTGAGCATGCGGCTGGTCAGAGAACCGGCCAGAGGGAAGTTCCAGCGCGCCAAGGTCCGCGAGAAAGAATCCCCCGAGCAGGCGCCGACACCTCCACAACCCAAGGAGCCCGTGCAAGTGAAAACCACCCCGGCGCCAGCCGCCGAACCAAAGAAGCCTGGACAGCTAGACCGGCTCGCTGCCATTTCGGCTGACATGCGCAAAGAGGCAGACAGGCTCGTGAAGCTGGCTGACGCCATCGACGCCGCGGCGCTGCTCACCGAAGAAGAAATGGCTGCCGCTGCCGAGGAAACGAAGAAGCTCAAGAAGCTTGGGGAAATTCTCAAGGAACTAGGCCAATGACCACCAAGAATCGCAAAACCTGCTCCACCGACAACGGCCGCCACTCGTGGAAGTTCGTCGGGAACGTCACGCTCAAAAGCGAAAGCATCGCGTCCTTCAGGATGCGGCATGTCGGCGCACTCCGATGCGTCCACTGCAAGCTCACCAAGGAAGGCCAGGCGCTGAAGGGCGCGAAGGAACTGACCTTCAAGCAACTGCACCGCGGCAAATCATGAGCGACGCCAACAACATCCCCACGCATCCGGTGCAGGTGAAGCGCATCGGCTACGGGCAGCGCGCCCGCGCGCCGCAGGCCGTGACGATGGCGGCTTACGAGGTCTATTGCCACGTCTATGCCCCGCAAGAAGCGCTTGCGACGGGAGAGTGCCGTGGCGGTTTCGCCGTGAGCGAGCTGATTGCGTTCCTCTACGCGCGCTCCTTTCCGAAAGCGGAGTGGCGTGCCCGCGTTGACGAGGCATTCAAAGGCATGGAAGGCATCTGATGAGCGACGACACCCTGACCCTGGACGGCTACGGGGCGATCAACTGGCACGGTCAGCCCCGCATCCTGGCGCACCGTGACCCGATGATGGGCGACATCATCGAGCTGCGCCTTGGCGTGGACACGCCGCAGGGCAGCCGCTATGTCGCGCGCCCCGTGGTGATGGCGAAGCACGAGCCTGGTCGTCCCATCGCGCCGATGGTGAGCCTCGACATGGGCACCGCTCAGATGCTGATGGACGAGCTCTGGCGCTGCGGCCTGCGCCCGACCGAGGGCACCGGCTCGGCCGGCGCGCTGGCGGCCACGCAGGCGCACCTGGCCGACATGCGCCGGCTGTGCTTCGAGTTCGTCGGCGTTGATGGAAGGAGTGACGATGTTGCTTCGCATCCGTAGAGGCAGCAGTTCCACCGCAGACGTTCCGGGCTTGGCGCTGTTGATCTATGCCGCCTTTCTCGCCGCCTGCGTCGCGTTCATCTACTTCGCCAACCGAGCCGATGAGAGGCAGACCAGGGAATGCGCCGCACGCAGCGGTCACATCGTCCGCGGGGGGCACATGAACCGCAGCCGCTACTGCCTGTTGCCCAATGGAGAACTGACCCGATGAACACCCTTGAGGACATGGCGGCGCAAGCGCAGCGCCACCTCGACGGCAGCCGCGTGAACACCGACCGCATGGCGAAGAACGTGCTCGTGCTCGTCGAACAGGTCCGAGCGCTTGAGGATCGGCTCTATGCGCTTACGTCCACTGCAGAAACCATCGCCGAGCCAAAGAACTACAGCAGTGCCCGCGAGGCCATCGACGACATGCTGCGCGGGGCGGGCCTGGGATGAGCGACACACCCGCTGGCGTCGTCGCCACCAGCGGCCCCGTGCGCACGCGCGAGGACAACACGCTGCGCCTGCAACTCGCCATCGACCCGGCCCTGGCCAAGATCGCCTTCCGGCTGTTCGGCCAGCGCGGCACCGCGGTGGCGCTGGCGCTGCTGGGCAAGCCCGAGGTGCCAGCGGTCGAAGCCGCCAGCGCGGCGGTCGAAACCATGGCGAAGGGCGTGATGCGGCTGTTCGTGGACGTGGAGCCGCGCAATGCCGCCCGTGCCTTCGAGCTGTTCGGAGAGCAGGGCACGCTCATGGCGCTGGCCGCGCTGACGCCCGAGCACCTGCGCGAGCGCGAGCGCGAGAAGCAGCAGCGCCTGGAAGCGCGCGGCCTGCGCCCGGCCTACCTGGCCGTGCAGTGGTGCAACGACGGCGCCTTCGTGCTCTGGCTGGCCGGCGCCTACCCGGACGCCTTCCGCTGCGCGCAGGAGTCGAGTCCTGACGGCAAGGGCAGCGATTGGGCTGCTGACTGTATCCGCCAGGTCTGCGACCTGACGTCACGCGGTCAGCTCGACACCGACGCCGACGCCCGCAGCCGATTCGACCGCAACATCCGCCGCCCCTTCGTGGCCTGGCAACAGGCCCAAACCACTACCTAAGGAGCCTGACCATGCACCCCATCAAGTTCACCAGCGACATCGAACTGCCCGAGTGGATTGTTGCCGAGCAGATCGTGAGTTTCCGATGCGTACCCAACAACTTGACGAGCGTCTATCTCGCAAACGGCAAGTACGTCTTCGTGCGGGAGACGCCGGAAGAAGTGGCGAAGCGCATCACGGATGCGGTGACGCCGCACGCTAGTCCCAAAGCATCCCTACTGTCGCGCCTTACCCGTGGAGCCTTTGCATGAGCACGTTGATAGTCGTCGCCTTGGTCCTGCTGAACCTGGGCATCAGCTACTGGAACGCCCGTGTGTGCGGGCAGGTCTGGAACGAGGTCAAGGCCCTTGGCGGCTGGATGCGCGTCGTCGTGTGGAGCGGCGCGGTGCAGTCGGCCGTGGGCTTCTCGTCGGTGCTGCTGCTGGCGCTGGGCGGCTTGGCCTATGTCACCGGCTACCTGCCAGCCGAGTACGCGCGGCGCATGACAAGCCTGTGGTACGTGCTGGTGATCATTCCGGCGCTCATGACAGGCTGGGTGCTCACGATCCACTCATGGATCGTGCTCTGGCGCGAGCGGTCGTTGATGGACCTCGCAGCGGCAAGCTGGAATACCTTCGCCAGCCTTAAGAACACATACGACGCGGTGCAGCACATGGGCGGCGCGATGGACAGCGCGGGAAGCCTGTTCGGTGACCTTTTTGACGATGTAGACGACCCCAAGGCAGCGCTGGCGCTGCTGTGCTTGGTGATCGTGGTGTCATCGATCCTCGGCGGCGTGCTGCTAACCTGGCTCATCATCAGGAAGCACCGCGGCACGCTGGCACTGCCGAAGCTGCAAAGGAGCGCGGCGTGACAGCCGACCTGTTCCCCCAGGCCGCGCCAGCGGCCTACACCTGCAGCTCCTGCGGCGCCTCGCTGGCTGACGAGGAAGCCGTGCTCATGCACTGCTGCCCGACCCGGCTGCCGCTGATCGCCGAGGCCGCGCGTCTGAAGCTCGATCCTGGCGACGTGCTGGTGCTGCGCATCGAAGGGCCGCCTCTGTCCAAAGAAGGACACGAATGTGCGAAGCGCTGGCTTGCGGATCAACTGCCGCCGGGCATCCACACGCTGATTCTCAGCAGCAGGGAGTCGCTGCAGGTCATCAAGGCGCCTACCGCAGAGGCCGCGCCATGAGCGGATCGAACTGCCGCCTCACGCGCAAGGCCGTCAACATGAAGCGCTTCCTGCGCCAGCACGCGGCCAAGGCCAAGCGTGCCCAAGAGCGGGCGGAAAGCCTAAACAGGTTTTTCGAACTCGCGGCCCGTCCGATGCGGATCCAGCCAACACCGCGCCGCTCCTGGCTGTCTCGCCTCACTTTCGGAGTCCTTGGATGAAAACCACCGTTCAACGCGCGCTGTGGGCCTTCAAGCTCAAGGTCACCGTGCTGCGCCACCCTCTGCCGCCGGCCCCGGCCCTGGCGCCTGAGTCACAACACGAACCCAAGCCAGCCACGCGCGCTGATTTCAAGGTGCTGGTCAACGGTCGGCCTGTCGATGTGGTGACGCGCTGGGAGCCCGTGCCCGGCGGCCCCGAGCACCACAAGCGCCTCAAGGTGACGATCCCCGAAGGCACGCTGAAGGTGGGCGGTCCGCTGCGGGTGCAGGAGCTGGTGGACGCTTACATCAAGGCTACTGCCGACGAACCCGGCGAGTTGGATCACCTGGCTGCTTTCCAGCGGTTCCACCTGGGCGAGCCGTACCCGTACAAGGTCGGCGTGGACCTGGGCTCGGGCGACGACTTCACTTACATGTGGACTGAGCCGCGCCATGGCGGCTACGTCAAGCCCGAGTGGTTCAAGAATGGCGGCGAGCACGGCGGCGGCGTGCGCCTGGTAGGCGAATCCGCCCCTAAGCTGGAGCGCCAGGTGGGCAGGACCAGCCGGCAGATGCTGGACGCGCCCATCGGCGCGGCGTTCCTGTGGCTGCGCGACGAGTTGAGCTACCCGCGCAACCTGGCCCGCCACCTCGGCCGCACGGACCTCAAGATCGTGGGGCCTTCGTGGCTACAGCACGGCTGGCGCGGCCTGCGCCTGCCCGCGCTGGTGCTGGACCACGCCGCGTGGGGGCGGTTGACCCGCATCCAGCACGACATGCTCGACAACGCCATGGACTACATCGGCAGCCGCCCGCACCCCGTGGTGTCGTGGCCGCGCCGCGCCGGCAAGGCCACGGCACTGCAGGCCCTGGAAGCTGCCCAGCGGGAGCGCTGGTGCCGCGACCTCGACCGCGAAATACGCCTCCCGGCGAGCTGGAACCTTGATGACCTTGAAGGCAGTTCCTGCGACTGACCGCGTTCAAGAATAATTGAACAAAACGCGCATCTTAGTTCAAACATAGGTGAACAAACACCCGATCATGAGCGACACCGTTGCCCCCCAAGCCGAAGCCTCCGTCCCCATAGCCGTGCCGGCGCCAACGCTGTCTGAACTGCGCAGCGCGCGGCAGACGTTGGAGCTCGACATCCAAGGCGCCATCGCCTGCCTGTTGCGCTCCTTCCACGACCGCACTGGCGTCTCCGTCACCGATGTGGATCTGCGGCTGCAAAAGATCTGGCCCACCAACCAGCCGCCGAGGCACACCGTTATCGGCGTGCGCGTTGCGCTCGATATCTGACACTCCAACGGCCCCGGGGAAGTTATGACCGACGCAGCCGCCGCCAAAGTCACCACAGAGGAACACTATGCCCGCGCCATAGGCGCGCACAGGCTCGTGGTGGACTTCAACGCCATCAGCGCGGTGGACGACCTGATCCTGATGGGATGGCTGCGGGCCGGCGCCGTGCAGCGCATGCGCGAACGCCGGCGCGCGCGGCGCAACGGCGAGCCGGTGCCCCGGGCAGCACGAGGTCCAGCGCCAGCCCTCGGCTCAGACGAACTGCTGAACGCCGCAGCGCAGGTGCCCGAGAACCTGGCACCGCTGCTGTTTCGGCTGGCTGTTGAATGGGGCAACGTGCGCGGCACCCACGAGCTGGCCCTGAAGCGCCAGCGCGAGTTGGAGAGCGGCGTCCAACTGCTCGCCAAGGAAATCGGCCGCCAACTGGCGCAGCCGGGCTACGACAAGGCCGTGGTGGACGATCAGGTCAAGACCATGAAGTCGATACGCGACCAGGCCGAGCGCGAGGCCACCACCGAGGCCCTGCTGATGCTCTCCGAGCTGCGCACGCTGGCCCCGGCGCGCGAGGCCCTGGGCCGCTGGGCGGCGGTGCAGGCATCGCGGTTT